GCGTAAATGCAAGTAGTTATAAGGCTGTGTTAGAAAATCGCATAGCAGGTCGTAAGACAAATAAAGAGAGTTGGCAATATTTTAATCCAGGTGATACTAGCATGGATCAAGTTTATGCATTATCAGGTGTTAACTTTGATTTCGGTCAGAAGCCAAAAGCAGGTGCAGTAATACCTGGTAATGGTGGATTTCCTGCAGGCGGCGGTGTAGGATCAGGTTCTGGAGGCACAATAGTAGAACCATGATTATAAGACAAGCAAATAAATTTGATCTTCCATATTTCATCAATCTTATACATCGTATAAATGATGATGATCAATTAGGAGATATCATACAAGGTGAATTGGATGATACACATCTGAATACCATATTTTCTACCATACTTGCAGGTGGTGGATTATGTTATATCGCAGAAAGTGATGTGAATGTAGGTATGATTATAGGACTGATCAGTCCTAACATGTGGGCTCCTCAATATCTTTTTATGCATCAGGTTTTATATTATGTAGAAGAAGAATATAGACATACCCGCGCAGGTTATATGTTGTTTAAAGAATATGATAATGAATGTCAAAGATTGGTAGATTTAAAACGCATACATCATGTCACATTAAGCGCACCTAGAACTATCATAGATATGGATTTTGGTCGTTTTGATTATGAACTCAGCGAAAAGACCTGGATTAAAAAGGGTATGAGACATGAGTAAATTTATTAAAGGTATAGCCATAGCGGCAGTAGCAGTAGCAGCCGTAGTATTTTCTGGTGGTACAGCATTAGGTGCCTTAGCAGGTACTGTCGGTCGTGCATTATTGACCGCAGCCGTAAGCATAGGTATAAGCAGATTAATCGCTAAAAGAGCCAATACGTCCGCAGATGCAGGTGGCGATGGCGGTGCTAGATTTCAATTACAGCCTTCTACTACAAATAAGATTCCAGTAGTATATGGATCTGCATTTATAGCAGGTAGTCAGATCGATGGTGTATTAAGTACCGATCAACAAACCATGTGGTATGTTGTAGCATTGGCAGAAGTCAGCGATGATCAAGGTGGTGGCGGTGGAAGTTATACTTACGATTATAATAAAATATATTATCAAGGCAAATTAGTACAATTTGGTACTAATGGTGCTGTCACAGGTTTATATACCAATAATGCTAGCCCATCAGATCCAAATGCTCAATTAGATACTAGAATAAATGGATACTTAGATATTTATCTATTCGTGAATGGTAGCGGTGCAAACGTAAACAACAACCATCCATATACAGCCGCACAGATTTTAAGTATAGCCAATGGTGTACCATCGAGCCATATATGGGGCGCAGGTCAACAAATGACCAATTGTGCGTTTGCTATAGTAAAAGTAAAATATAGTAGTGATGCAGGTACTACTGGCGTAGGTGATTTGATGGTCAATATCACTAACAGCATCACTAAGCCAGGTGATGCTATACTTGATTACATGTTGAATGACCGTTATGGATGCGCATTACCCATAGATAGTATTGATACTACAAGTCTAACAGCCTTAAACACTTATAGTGATGTATTGATTGACTATATACCTGCTGATGGTAATACTACACCTCCATTACCACAGCAAGCAAGATATCGCATCAATGGTCCATTAAATACTGCTGAAAATTGCCTGAATAACCTACAATTCTTAGTAGATAGTTGCGACAGTTGGTTGCAATATAGCGAACTCACAGGTAAATGGCGTGTAGTCATCAATAAATTATATGATGGATATCCAACAGTAAGTGGATTATATGCAGTCAACAGCAGTAATCTATTGGGTGGCATACAAGTCAGTCCTATCAATCTTAATGAGACTTACAATCAGATTGAAGTAGGATATCCAAACGCAAATATCAAAGATCAGACAGACTATCAAATAATCGATTTATTTGATACTAATCCAGAATTATTAAGCCCCAATGAGGCAATCAATAGGTTAAATTTAACATTACCATTAGTAAACAATGCTGTGCAAGCAAAATACCTTGCGGCAAGACGTATCTATCAAAGCAGATTAGATTTAACTATAGCATTTAGATTAGATTATTCAGGTATACAATTAGAAGCAGGTGATGTCATCCGTGTCACACATGAAGTATATCAATGGACTGATAAACTTTTCCGTGTGAACAACGTTGCAGAAATTAAAGATGAAAGTGGAAATCTATATGCAGACATACAAGCATTTGAATATAGTGACGCAATCTATGATGATGTTGTTCAAGATTATGTGCCTGGATTCAATACAGGTGTCAAAGATCCAAATGTCATCTCGCAGCCAACCGCGCCTGTGTTCACTAATTTCACGGATACCAATGCTACCATAACAGGATTTAATGTATTATCTAATTCACCTGCAAATGGTATAGTTCAATTTATGGATTTCAACTATGGTAATAGTAGCAATGTGTTGCAACATAGATTGTATAGAACTATACAAACAAGTGATGGCACGCCATTTGTTGCTAATACTACTGTCACTATTCCTGTTAATGATTTACCTAGTGGTAATTATTATTGGTCTACAACTGCTAGAAATGATAGTTCGGGAAGACGTAGTAATGCTAGCGCACAATTCACATGGGGTGGTGCTAACATACAACCATATAATCCTATCAGTAATACAGGCGGTGTTGCAACATCACAGATACAAAATAATGCCATCACCACAGCATTATTGGCAGCAGGTGCAGTAACGGCAGCAAAAATAGCATTAGGTAGTCTAGTTTATGATTTATTTGATACTAATAGTGTAACACCAACTCAATTAGTAGATTTAGTTGGTTTTGAAATATCAGATGGTATAGCAAATACTGTTACTTTGCCTGTGAATGTGACTGCAAGAACTACATATCTAGAACCATTTTATATTACAGGTAATGATCCAGGTTCAAATTATATTTTTCCATTATATCAAGGAACTTGTACTACAGCAAATGGTTACTATTCAAATAGTACTTCAGCATGGACTCCAGGAGATGCAGATAATTTTGCAAGATTTAATGGAGATTGGAATTGGTACACGATGATCGCATCATCATTTGCGGGAAATACATATCAACCAGGGGATTATGTTTTATTAACAACCACTGCTACATTTGTATCTAGTTCTAATGCCAGTATACAATTGACACCGGTAACTACAGTCACTACTAATCCGGGTGAATTTATAGGTACAGATGATGGCACTACGACACTTAATTTGATAACAAATCAACCTACTGTATATAATTCTAGATTATTGATAGGTGCTACAGCAACATTCGATGGTGCAGGAATAATGATTCGTAATATAACAAATAGTTCTAATGTAATTGTAGCATTCTGTCAAATGACAGTAGAAAAAACAACATTATAATAGGTTAATCATGATTAAAATCAACCATAAAATATTAAATGCTGTTAACAAGTTGAATGAATTCAACGATATCATTGAAAATAAACCATTGGATGAATTTATACCATTTGCCAAAAGATACAATATATTTCAAGAAAATGGCACTAAATTTTATCAATCGATGTGCGACAAAATCAAAGCACGACTTGATCGTGAGGGTCTAGACTATGAAACTGTCAGACCAGAATAAATAATATATAGGAAATACGAACATGAGTCTATTACTAAACGGCGCGAAAACGGTAACAATTGCTGGTACAGAGATGCAATGTGTTGAAATATACACAGGCGAAAGTTATACATTACCATTAGCATTTGTTGATAATACAGGTAATCCAATCAATTGTACCCTACCTAACAATTGGGCATTAAGTACTAGTGCTAAATTTTATAGTGCTACTGATATCACATATGCTACTAATAATACCAGCATTGTTATGGGTAATCTAAATCTATTACCACAACAACCTAATACAGGCCCAGGCACATATAGCGCAAATCTAATCGCTAATTTTAGCAACGCGGCTGCAGGTACAGGTTATTTGTATATACCTAGAGATTTGACAGGTAATATAAGCGGAGATGGTACTCCAGTCATCATACCACCTGCACAAAACACAGCGGCACCAAGCACGGTAGTCGTTGTCACATTACAAGTAAGTAGACAAAGTTCTAAAAATCCAAGTTTAGCAGATGTCAATAAAGAACCAATTGGAATGATCGTGAGATATCAATAATGAGCGATATCAATCTTGAAATTACCCCTAATGTATCAACAACACAGATAACTGTAACAGAAAATACTATTCAGATTACTCCTGAAGCAGTTGGTCTAGTTATTACTTCGGCAGGTATTACAGGTGCAACAGGACCTACAGGTGCAACAGGACCTACAGGTGCTACTGGTCCATCAGGTGGACCTACTGGTGCTACGGGTGCTACCGGTGCTACCGGTGCTACTGGAGCATTACCGGTATCAGGATCAAATGGTCAAGTGCTTTATAATAATGCAGGTAATGCTCAAGGTAGCAATGCATTTAAATTTAATAATGTATCTAACACAGTAAGCACCTATAATTTAAACATTGATAATACCAATGCTAATGATGCTAATTTCAAGTTCAATCCTAGTAATCAAACACTTACTACTGCTATAGGACCATTAGCATATGTGCAGGTAGCCAATCTAGGAAACACTAGCACTAAAACAAATACTGCTGTAGTATTCGGTGATCAAGGTAGTAATAATATCTCTATCTCTAATGATGTATTCAGTAATATAACTGGCAATCTATTATACGTAGGATCACAAACTTATAATATCATTGGTGGCAATACCACTGATAAGGCAGCACCTAGCATAATGCAATGGCTTGTTTTTGATACTAATAGCGATATAGCCAATGCAACCAATAGTACAGGAACAAGTTTACAATTAAGTGGTGGTATAGGAGTCGTAAGAGGCGCACCATTAGATAATACCGGTGTCATATCATCATTTAGTTATGGTGGTAATACCGATCCTACAAATAGCGTAGGTTATCGCATGACACGCCGCAGAGGTAATGGCGCGGCAAGACTAAGTTTACAACCAAACGATTATCTTGGTAACATAGAATGGCGTGGTGCCCAAGCCAATGGCACATTGCCCACTGGTAATAGATTTGCTAAAATAGGTGCTAAAGTAGATAGCACATATGTAGCCAATACTGCCGCACAACCAGTAGGTCTTGAATTTGTTGTAGTCAATAGTACTGCAAACATCACACATAGTTTCTATAGCAATGGTGTTGTCAGTTTTGCGGGTAATGTAAATGCCAGCAATCTAATTACTACAGGAATAGTTTCTGCTACAGGTAATATTAGTGGTAATTATTTTATAGGTAATGGTGCATTTTTAAGTGGTATTGATACTAGTTTAATCAGTAATGGAAATTCTAATGTAAGAGTTTATGCTAATTCTAATATAACCATAAGCAGTAATGGAGTTTCTAATGTTGTTCAAGTTACAAATAATAGCGCCATCATTAATGGTAATCTTCAAGCAGGTAACATAAATGCGACTACCATATATGGTATTTTAGGATCATTTGGTACGCAACCTAATATTACAGGATTAGGTAATCTTGTAGGTTTAACATTATTCCCTAATGCTAATATACAATCAAGCGGTATCAATTCTAGAATTTTTGGTGCTAATCTTGTAAGTGCTAATTATTTTCAAGGTACTATTGTAACAGCCGCACAACCAAATATTACTTCTTTAGGAACATTATCAAATTTAACCATATCAGGAAATGCTAATGCATCTAATGTAAATGCTACTTTATATTATGGAACATTGGCTACTGCTTCACAACCTAATATCACAAGTGTAGGTAATTTAACTTCTTTGAGAGTAAATGGAAATCTCAATGTGACACTTGGTAATATATTAGGAACTGACATATACCTTTCTAGTATTAAAACATATGGTAATAATCCTTTACAAGTTAATGTAAATAATTTTACTACATATTTTAATCCAGATGGAAGAGTTGGTTTTGCTAATACGATAGAAACACCTGGTGCAAATGTTACAGGTAATTTAAATGTAATAGGTAACATAGTTTCAGGTAATGCTAATCTCGGTAATGCCGCAAGAGCCAATTTCTTCATTGGTGACGGTGCATATATTACTAATGTTAGTGTTGGTAGTAATGTTAATTACATACAGAATGGTAACAGTAATGTATTTGTTTATAGTAATGGAAATGTTACTATGTCAATTAATGGTACTGTCAATGCGCATGTATTTACTAACACGGATGCAATATTAGGAAACGCAGTTACCTCTAATTATTTTATTGGATCAGGTAATAATTTATCAAATATACAAAGTGGAAACATTACAGGCCAAGTTGCTAATGCATTGATTGCTGGTACAGTTTATACAAACGCACAACCTAATATAACAAGCGTCGGTACTTTAAGTAATCTTATAGCAACGAATGCTAATATCACGACAGCCAATATTACAAATTTAAGTAATATCAATAATCTACAAGTAACTACTGCCAATATTGGTACAGCAATTATTGCAAATGCTAATGTTAATATATTAAATCAAAATTTTGCAACAACTAATTTAACGCCCGGCACAACATTGACTCTGGCTGCTAATATACCACAATATTATCAAATCAATTTAACAACTGGTGCCGCATCAAATACTACAACTATAAGATTTACAAATTTACCTGTGGCCAATACTGGTAAAACTTATAAGATTTTAGTGTTTAATCAAAGTGGAAATGTGCAAAATGTTTTAACGGCCAATATACCTCATTTTAATCCTTCTTCTGGTAATATCAGTAATGGTAGATATGCCATGGTAGAAGTTGCATTTTTCGGTAATGGTGGTAGCGGTGTTTGGCAATATGCTAATGTAGCATAAATATAATATAACACCCTAGACTTGCGAGACAGCACACTAGGGTCAGATGCGAGGAAGCAGAGATGGCAAAATTCAGTCAAAACACCCTCAATCAAGTTGGGGGATTCGATGGTCAGGTTCTTGCACAAGAACTTGTCTATAATCAAAAAGCGTTCTGGAACCTTAATTGGGCTACCATAACACAATATATCAGCGGTTGGCAGACAGGTACTACACCTATCAATCTAACAGGTGCGACAATTTCAGCAGAGATCATACGCAGATCGATAACCAATTTTCGTAATAGCAGAACAGGATATGATTTCATAATCAAAGATTATCCATTAGTCAAAAAAATCACAAATATAACTGCAACGGAAAGCGGTACTAATCATATCACATGCGATAGTACAGATGAATTATTTGTTGGTATGCCAGTACAATTCAAAGGTGATGTATTCGGCAATGTTGCTATCAACACAACATACTATGTCAAAGATGTCATAGATGCGACAACATTTACCATATCAGATACAAGAGGTGGTAGTCCTAGTTATATACCAGGTTCAGTATTTGCATTAACAACGGCGGGTGGTACAATGACTATGAATCGAATAGAACCATTGCCGATATCACTAAACATAGTCAATAGACAAGATTTGCAAGGTAACTTCACAGTAGTCATAGATGAAGAACAATGGGCTACGATAGGTCGTGATAGTTTGCAAGTCACATATTCAGGATTACCTGGTGATCCCGATCTAGATATCAATGCTACTGATCCAGCATGTTTCACAGGTCGCATCAAGATAAGTTTTCCAGCAACATTGACACAGCCAGCCTACGATGTGTTAGTATTCATGTTGTTCCTCGTAGCAAGTGATGGAGTGTATAACTAAAATGCCAACACAATTAACAGTAACAACAGGAAATGCACAACAACTTAATGTCACAAATAGTTCTGGTGCTATACAATTAACAATCGATACAGCGGCACAAGGCTTGAC